AAAAGCAAGTATTAGACTTCTCATTTCAGAATTGCTTAACAAATCAAACCCTGCCATTTCAAAGACTAAATTATATTCTTCAGCAGTAAAATTAATCTCCTCTAAATCATTTAGTTTTTGTTTTATCTTTTCATATTTTTTCATACTAAACTCCACACATACCCTCACATTCATTGTTAAACATATCTAATTGCTTGTCTGTTTCTTTTTTATCAAACTCTATCTCATCTAAAGGCATACATTTTCTATGTAGATAAACCTTGTCCTTAATACTTCTTGACCCTAACCTAATTTTTTTATCAAATGCTACAGCTTCAGCAAACTCTTCAGGTCTTTCAGTTTTCATAAAATGCCAGTAAGCGTCATTGTGATATGGACACACAATACAAGCTGACTTCTCAGGCAAAGGTATGCTATTCTTTTTTAAATAATCCAAACAATCTTGCCTCGACATATTCAAATCAATTAAAGGATATTTATTTAAAATATATTTATCCCTTGCAGGTTTCATTCTTTGTGCCTCATCAGTTGAAATGCCGATCCACTGTTCGACATACTTATCTTTTGGAAAGTGCTTACCTTTTGCTACACCACAAAGCTCTCTTATCTTTTGTCTTATCGGCTGAATCTTATAATCATTGGTACACTGCCTACGCAACATTCCTTTCTTACCTGTTATGTCATTTTGTGTAAAAAAAGGTGCAGTAGGAAATCTTGTACCATTGTCTATTGAACTAATCATATCATTAGTAATATGACCTTTGGTTACAATGTATACTGGATAAGGTAGTATTGATTTTAAATATTTTAAATAATCGTAAACTCTACGAGGTTCATTTTGCGTGTCAGAAAATATCGAACCCTGTGGCATAGGTAAATCCCCTTTAGCTGCCATGATTGCCATAGTAGAACTTTGTACTCCTGCACCTAAACTTATAATAGTTAATATTTTTTTTCTATCTTCCATTATTTTAATACCTCAATTTTTTTCACAACAGATCGTGGATAAACTGTGATGTTGCCAACTGTTAGTTCACCATCATCATCAAAACTATGAGAAGCAAATATAATAACTTTTTTTTGATCCTTGTATAGTAAATAACCTATGTCATCGCACCAGGAAAAGGTTTGTTCAAGTGCTTTATTTAAAGACATCCATTCCGAATTGCTAGTCGGATCTTGCCAATATAATCTTACTCGTTTATATTTAAACTTATTTGGTTTCTTCATCCCACCATGCCTGATACAAATCTTGTAAAGATACTTTGCCTTTAGTTACTTCTAATATCTTCTTTACCATATTTGGTTTTGGAAATCTTTTTTCTTTTGACTCCAAACAATACCTCTGTGAGTTAGTTGCAGGATTTATTGATCTTATTCCAAGCATAGTTCCTAACGTATAGTGAGATATGCCTTGTTGTTTTCGCCATTCAGCTAGTGTCATATTTTATCCTTAATTTGTTTTTTGTTTGTAGATATTTTGTATATCTTTTTTACTAAAAGCATTAGTCCAATTATAATTTTTATATAAAAGTTCAGATAAATCTTTTAGAGCTTTATCTTTTATAAAAATATTTTCTGATTTGTGCAATGTTTCAGTATGACTTAACACATCTCTCATAAATTCAGTAAATATTTTAAATGCTTTGTCTTGTTCTTTAGTTATTTTTGTCATTTTTTCCTCCTATTTGTTATTAACCTTTATGTATCTATATATCTTATATATTTGTTTGACAAGCATAAAGAATGGTTATAAAACAAACCAAAACAAATGAAAGAATATTTTAAAAATTTCAATGGGGGTCAAGGATTAGACCATTGGAGTCCCTCTTCAAGCCAAAACTTAACAAGGTTATTAATTAATTATTCTTTGCCTCAAGAAACAAGACGTTTGTTCTTGATCCGATATAAAGCTCCTTTCGGTAATTTAGTTAATAACTCAACGCAAAGATTAACCTGTGAAGTTTTGTTTGAGGGGGATAAAAAGATTACCCTCAAGAACAAAAATTATGACGATATATTTCAGCAAGAACTAAAAGCAATAGATAAGAATACGCCACCAGTAGATGACAAAGATAAATTAGCAAGAGAACTTATGGTTAGCTTTGCACATCCAACGATTGAGAATATGAAGAAATGTGTCAAAGAAATATTTGGTAATGAAAAGTTAGTCGCTGAAAGATATGTGTCTGCCAAACATAACGATATGATAATAGATATTATTGGTCGTATAGATTATGAAAGTAATAACAAGATAGCCGAAGCAAAAACAAAACCACCTACAATAAAAAAGAAGAGAGGCAAAGATGAATACTACATGGCATCAACGCAACTACCAACAGAACCTGATCCTATGCACATTAGTCAGTTAGCTTTTTATTTTCATTGCACTAAAAGAAAACCATTTTTATTTTATGTAAATGAGAACGAATATATTATATTTGATGATACTCATGATATGTTACGAAATGATTATTTAGAATACCAATATAATTTACTTACACAAAGACTAAAAGCATGGGAACAACTAATTATATTTTGTAAAGGGGATATTCAAAAGCTATCTGCCTTTGCTGAACCACCAGAATTAAATCACCCTTTTTATTATAGGGATTTAATAGACGATCAAAAAAAACAAATCAAACAACTATGGGGGTTAGACGCATGAAAACAAATATATATCAAAAACTACACACAGCAGCTTGTCAGGCAAGAGGAGTAATCAAAGGCAAAAAAGTACCAGGTATGCAGTTCAATCCTTTGCTACATGATGAAGTACAAAGAGTAGCAATGGAAGCATTACTAAATAATGGATTGTATCCTGTTTGTAATTACACCAATAACATTCACGAAAACTTTATTGTTGTCACTTGCTCAATGAGAATACACGACATTGAAAATCCTGACAGCTATGTTGATGTTAATGGGTGTAGTGCAATGGGAAACTTAGACAAGTTTGGTACAGGTAATGGTATGAGTTATGCTAAGAAGTATGCTTATCTAAATGCTTTACATTTGAAAACAGGTTTAGATAATGAAGATGGCTACAATGCTAAACCTTTTAATAAAATTCCACAACCAAGTGGTGCAGATCATCTCGATATGAATGTCGATATGAGTCAAGTAAGAGACACAATAAAATCTATTAATGATATTGTTGCGTTAAGGAAATTTAAAAAACATAATCCTAACTTATTTGATCCTAACAAAAATCTCAGAGTATACCGACAAGTTACAGATTTGTATGATGTACATGAGACTAAACTAAACCAACAAGGAGTAATATAATGAGTGATAAGATATATATAAAACTTACACACAATCAAGACAAGCAGCAAGGAGACAATAGACCAATTTTTGTTGCACCAATAAATCCAAAATCACCAGAGGGTAAAACCTGGAGACTTGGTGTAAAGATTGGAGATGATTGGTACAATCAAGCAGGATTTGAGGATCTTGACGAACAAGGTAATCCCACAGGAATTATCAATGTTGTCTTGACACCATCAAATACTGGTTCAGCACCTGCCAAGCCGAGAGGACAGCAGTCGTCTTTTGCACCAAACAAGTTTGCAAAAGGTCAAGGATCAGGATATAACAAACCTAACTACAAATATTAATTTGTAGTTGTATGGTGTGGCGGAAGTTTTTTTCAGAGCAGCGAATCATATTGCCTCTTCCCTTTCTATAGGCAATGCTCCCTCTTTATTTGTTTTCTTTCGCCATGCCTTTAAAACAACATGAAAATTACAGACATAGACAAAGAGATTAAGAAGAGGATTGTAGCAGATCGTCAAAAAGAATATGGAGATTACCAATACAATTTTACTATACTTGCAGAACTTTTTACCTTAATATTAGCACCCAATTTAAAAAAAAAATTGAAGCCATACCAGGTAGGTCAACTTATGATGACACTCAAATTATTCAGAAGTACCAAGGGTTATAAGGCAGATAACTATCACGACCTATCCATCTATAATGATATGACCTTTGACCTACACAAAAAAGATATAGACAAAAATGATAAAAACCGATAAGTATATAAGAATTAAATCTGGCGAGGCTAGTTTTCAATTAGTTGAAAGATTTGATGATGTAAAGAAAGCTGCTGATCCTAACGCACAAGGAGAGTATGTAGAATGTGAAGTTACAACAGTAAAGATAGACTTCACCAAAGTGAAAAAGGAGAAAGATGGAAAAGCTAAAACAGAAGTTCCAAAAGTTGCAGGATCTCCAAAGTAAAAAACATGAGGCATATCTTGCAGCAATGGCTAAAGCTAACAAGTTAAAAAGAGATAGCTTTAGATTAATTTGGAAAGTTGAAAGAGCTAAAGAAATGTTAATGCGATAAGTATTAACGTGAAGATTGAAAAAAACAAAAAAACTATAGGGGTTCTATGACTTTATTAAACGAGGTGTACGAAAAACATTTAAAAGAAAAAGGTAATAATAATTTTTTAAAACAATATAAAAAAGCATACTACTTGCTTACAGATCAAGAAGTAAATTTATATAAAGGTGGTTTTCAAGAAGGGTATTTACTAGCTTTAAGAACAAGATCAGATGTAGTAGAAAAAGTTGCACATCAAAGATTTAAAAGTAAACCTGCAAATGAAATAGTTGGTTATCAATTTAGAAAACCAAATAAAAATGTTATTGATTCAGTTGTAAATAAAGTTTGTATAAAATATGAAATAAGTAAAAAAGATTTGTTTGGTAAGCAAAGAACAAAAGATATTGTTAGAGCTAGAAATATTATTCACAATATATTAAATGAAAAATATAAAATGAGTTTGACAGATATTGGTAAAATATTTAATCAAGATCACACTACAGTTTTGTATTCAATACAAATGAAATTCAATGGCAAAAGATATTGGGGTTTGGATCAAACAATATGGCAAGAGTTTGATGAACTAATTAAGTCCTAGCATAGTTAGGTTTTTTACCTGTTCTACCTCTACTCTCAGCTTTTTTCTTTCTTGATACAGCAGCACGTCTTTGTGCAGGTGTCATAGCTCTAGCTTTTGCAGCAGGTACACACTTAGGATAGTTACGTCTCTTCTCTCCTTTGCTTCTACCACACTTTGGAAAGCCACCACCTTTTTTAGGATTAGCAATGTCTACCCAATTAGCTTTGACCCAAGCTCGTAAACCTTTTGACATTATCTTTTCTTTTTCTTTTTCTTCTTGCCGCCTGGTGTTATCTTACCAGAGCAGACAGCAGAGGCATACATATTAGCATACGCTGATGGGTACACCTTAAATTTTCGCTTCGCTGCTGCCTTACCTCTAGGACAAAGTTTAGCCATTTCTTCTTCTCTTACCTTGTCTTAATTTTCTAAAGTCAGCTCCTGTGATCCTGTCTCTAGGTTCAGCAACACGAGCTATCTTCATTTGTTTTTTACTATATTTTTTTTTACCTTTACCTGGCATTACCTTTTACCTTTCATCTTCATACCTTTTTTCTTCTTATCCATTTTCTTTTTTTTAACCATAGGTTTCTTCATTTTTTTTCCATAGTGTCCTGGCATTGTTTCTCCTTTAAGTTACAATATTTATCAAAACAAGAACCATCTTTACCATCATGGCAAAAATACTTCTTCTCTCCATTTATAATCCATCCACCCATAGTATTCAACAACTCTTTTCTACACCAATTGCAATACCCACAAATAAAATCTCTATACTTAGTGTTATTCCAAGTCTTTTTTCGCAACTAACATCTCCACCTTCTTCTTGCTTGTCGTAATCTTGAATTAGGATCTTTAGCAGCTTTAGGAAATCTTTTCATCTGACCTGCTGATCTTGCACAAAAAGATTTACGTCTAGCTTTCTCTCTTGCAGTTAGTCCAGTTTTTTTGGTTACAGCAGTTCTAAGTTTCGATCCAGGATTTTCTCTTCGGTATCTTGCAACACCAGCTTTTGTCATACCTGCACCAGACTTAGTTGATCTATAATACTTTTTCGTTCTTGGTGGTTGTTTATCTCTTCTTCTCATTCTACAATCTTAACTATTTTTTTTTGACCCATGTATATTTCAGTTATAGCATTTACCTTCTTACATTCAAATCTGACAGATTGTGGGTTGACTTCACGAATAGCGATACGTTTAGATTTTAAACATTTGCTTAAACTTTCTTTATAGGTATGCTCAACCATATCATTATTGAGATACATTATTAGAGCTATAACTATTTCCATTTTCTCTTACCTTATCTTTTAATTTTTCTACATCTTCACGCAATCTTTCAATATCTTTTATCATTCTTTGAATGTTTACGCCATTGTGCATCATTTCATCAACACGCACTATAGTCTTTTCTAAGTCAGATGCCAATGATTCTTGTATTAAAAATTGCTCTTGGTCCACAGGTTTTTGGTCTGATGCTTTGAGTAAATCAGATTGCATAAGTTCACGACTTGTCTCAAGTGAAGTGAGTCTAGCAGTAAGTTCTGTGTAAGCGAATATACCTGCTGCTACAGCTACGATAATACCAATCATATTTTTTATTGGCATTGCAACAGATGTATTCTCACTTACCTTCATTACATTCCACCTCTATTTTTAGGTTTATAAGATCGTTTCTTATGCTTATTCATACTACTCATTTTTGGTCGTCTGCCAATGCTAGTTTTTTTTGGTATTCTTTCGTGAGGAGCTTTGTTTATATCGAACTTTACTCTTGCCATACTTGCCTTTTTGCTGCGATAGATGTGTTACTTTTCTACCATATTGTTGTACAAAATTATTTTTTACCATTACGAAATATTTGTGTGCCTTTTATGCCATAGATACTAGCTACAACTAAGATCCACAGATTTGTAAACCAAGAAGGTAGCTGTTGGAACTGTTCAAAGAACTCTTTTATTTTCTCAGACGCACCAGGATCATCACTAAAGACCCCGTATGCGATCACTAAAATCGGCAGCGTTAATACGACCAACACGAACTCGTCTTTCCAGTCTGACTGTCTTGCCTCTAATAATTTACCTTGATATTCTGTTTCTCCTTTAGCCATTTTAGCAGCGTGCATATGTTGTGCATCTGCCATTGCCATCTTCGTCTCTTGACGTTTTTTATAAATATGACTTGCTGCGTTCAATCCTAATTTTAAAGCACTAAACCACATATCATCTCCAATTTTTTAGTTCGTCTAACATTTCTTTTGCGTCTTTTATTTCTTTTAACAGTTTTTCTACCTCTTGTACAATGTTAGGATGCTCACCAACACCAACAGGATTTTCCATATAAACTTTTACATTGGCTTCTGCTTGTGCCATTTGTGCTTCGTATTTTTTTTCTAAAGCATCTACAATAACATCTTTATAACTAGGCATTATGCTTTCCTATTTCTTCTTATAAAATCTTTACCTTTTTTTGCAATGGCAACTACTTTGTTTTTACCCATAACTTTAGCTCTTTGTTCCATAACTGTTAGTATCTGTATCTTTCTTGCAAAGGGTTTAGATATTTTTCTTACCTTTGATACTGTTCTTCTAGCATCTGCTGGAGTTGCAAACCTAATTCTTACTGTATCTCTAGGATTTTCATCTGTGTATAATCTTCTGCCTGATCCCTTTGGTTTTTTGCCTGTGCCTTTACGAGGATCACGTCTCATACTATCTCCCTAGCTGAACCTAATATAGGTTTGTATTTTGTTTTACCTTCTGATCTATATGCGTGTAAGAATGATGCACGTCTACCTTCAGGAATCCACGAACAGTGAATCCACCCCGAGTTGGGTTCGCCAGAAATGTAGTACTCGAGAATCATTTGATCTGGCTCAAGGTTATTTTTGATCCAATCAAAAAGTTCAGCGTTGTCTGTGCCAACCACTTCAAAGTCTGCGGCTTCAGCTTTGGCGTGTTGTGATCTAGCTGAACTACCAATAGCTGTACATAATTCTACACTACGAAATCCGCTAGTAACTTTGACTCTACCAAAGTGATCACGAACTGGTTGTAAAATATTTTCACAAAGTAATTTTAATTTTTCTATCTGATCTGCATTAGGATTATTATCTATACCTTTACGAATTGCAGTGTCTGATTTGGTAAGCTCTAATAAAGAAAAGTTACGAGATAGTTGCATAGATTATTTTTACCTTTAGTTTTTTTTGTTCCAAAGTCGTTTGACGATTAATAAGAGATCCTTTAGTTTTTCTCTTATAGCCATCTTTAGCTTGATAATCTTGTTTTCTATAATTTTTACTTTTGACATCATAAGCAGTATACTCACCTGTATTAATATTTAAAGTCACAATATCTATTGGTCCAAGTCCTCCAAGTGGGGTAAATACAAGTATATTTGGGTCTTTGGCAAATTCAAGTTGTGCTGCAAGTTCATTAATAAGTCCAACAACTGTTTTTTTGTGCCTAGCCATTCCATTTAAAAAAACCAACAATAGCTGCAATCAACCCTGCTAAAAATATTAATACGTTTACAGCTCCCTTTCCTTTGTTCATGTCTTTTCTTAGATCCTTGATGTCTTGTCTCATCTCATCTATAGCTTTAAATAATGTTTTCATTCTCTCTGCACAGATCGCTTCGTGTTTAGATATTCTATGACCTAGTGATGCTTGTACTATTTCCTCTGCTTTCTTTTTTCTAGGCATTGACTTTTAACTCCTTACATTCAAACCTTATGGCTATTTTTTCTTGCTCAATATATTCTCTGCTCCACTCTTCTAAGTCTTCAAGATTTCTAAAAGTTTGTTGAGAGACTCCATAACCTGCGTTGACGCAATCATAATGATTTTCAAATTGCCATCCTGATATTGTGCTTGTAGGACACTCGCCACTTACCATGCTGCACATATATAAGATCAATATATATTTCATAATTACCTTGCGTTATTTGGTATACGATTAGCATTTACGAAAGGGGACTCTGCAAAAGCTATATAAATATAGTTATTTCCATTTCCATTATAATCACTACTACCTGTTCTAATTTTAAATCCATTGGATAAAAAGTCTAGTCTATCTGTTGTACTAGCTGGATCACTTTCTGCATTATTTCTATTTGCATAAAGTATGGTATCCATAGGATTAAATGTATCTCTTTTATTATCATGTATTTCCCAATGATCTGACTGATCAGTTGGTTTGTACATAACCCAAGCTGGACGAAAGCCAGTGTAAACAAATGGTCCATCAGAATTTCCGTTACCTGTGTAGGATCCAAATTTTGAGTAGCCTTTTTTTTCTGCAAAACAGTAGGCTATTAAATTTTCACTACTTTTATTTGTACCATTACCAGTTCCCACTGAAAATACAGATGATGTAGGTTCTGTATCATTAAAAGATGAAGAAGATGTTCCAGCCGCAGAATCTAAATCAAGATATATTTCTTTAGTCGCACCTAAAGCATTGTGATATACTCTCCAGCTTTCTGCTGAACTTCTATTTTTAATGATAATTAATTTTGGTGCAACTCCCAAACCATGACCAACTGTTGCAGCACTTCCTGTTCCTGTATAAGACACAATACTAAATCCAGCAGTTGTATTTGCAGATACAGAACTTGTTATGTCTCCATTCGAGTTTGATGATGCAGATCCACCAGCTTTCCAATTCCAAGATGCGTAAGTGACACTATTTGCATTTGTAAAAG